AGATAGTAGAGGTACCTGCAACTTATGATGATGAAGGAAATGAATTAACTCCTCCTATTTATTATGATGGAGTTTATTACGACTTAATGACTACAGAAGAATTTGACTTTGGAGATAACGAGATATTCCCAACAGATTGTGCTCATTCGTTTTTAGGTTGGGAAAAGAACGCAGAAGGTACTGATATAGAGGAAGATACAGATTCTTTAACATCAGATTAAAAAATATAAAAAACAAAAATTAATAATATTAAAAAATAAAAAAATGGACGCAGTAGCTTTAGGAAAACTTAGAGAATTAACGGGAGATGGTTCTCAAACATTTATAAATAGTTCAAGTGGAGCGATAGATGGGGACTTTTACAAGATTCAAGTTATAACAGATTCTGAGTTTGATAGTCTTGATATATTTGGTGTTGCAGTAACCTCTCTTGTTGGAGTTTCAATTCCAGCTGGAACAATTTTACATAATGTAACAAGTATATCTTTGAATAGTGGCACCTCTATAGGTTATACTAACCCTGCTTTAACAGGTAGTATTGAATAATAAAAAAAAATGAAAACAGAAATGAAAGATAGTATTCAAGTAGTAATAGCCACTGGAGGGGCGAGTGCTTTAACAATTACAGAATGTAATGAGATATTAACTATGGTTTCAATATCCTTAGCTATAGCTTTTACAATATATAAGTTTTACAAATTAAAAAACAAATAATATGGCAAGTACAGTAACAGCCTCAACGGCAACAATAACAATATCAGAAAATATAGTTCTTAACGGAGTTTCTTATGGTAACGCTATATCTAAATCTTTTGAAAGTCAAGGAGAGGTTATACAAAGAATAATGAGTATAGCAACAACTTTTACAGATATTTTTCATACTTCTACAGCAGATGGCAGGGGTCAGGTAGTATCTGATGATTGGTGTTATTTTAGAATAACAAATTTAGATGATACTAATTTCTTAAAACTTAGACTGTATGATGGAACAGACTCTCAATTCTTTAAGTTAGAAGCGGGAGAATCATTTTTCTTAATGAGTCCTGATATTGATATAGATGCTTCGGGAACATCATTTAATGCTTTTGCAGACATAACTCAGATATCAGCTGATGCTGATACAGCAGCTTGTGATGTTGAGGTATTAATGATAACAGCTCCATTGTCGTAATGGCTAGGAAAGGATTAGGGTTTGTCTTTAGGGAAACTAATAGTAAGAAGCGTAAGGGAGTTCATAGTAAGAATGCTTCTAAGGGACAAACAGGTTATAAAAAAAAGTATAGAGGTCAAGGAAGATAGTATGAAATTAAAAGTAGTACGATTTAGTAGTGAAGAAGATTCTACAAATGGTCTTTTGTTTGATGTAACGGATGGGGAGAAGTTTTTGTGTTATACTTTAGAAGATGAGTATAGGCCTATGGAAAAAAAGATTATAACAGAAACTAGAATACCAGAAGGGACATATAGAATAACTTTAAGAACAGTTGGTGGAATACATAATAAATATAAAAAAAGGTTCTCTGATATACATAAGGGGACTTTATGGGTAAGAGATGTTCCGAACTTTGAGTATATACTTATACATTGCGGTAATACTGATGAGCACACTTCTGGTTGTTTGCTTGTTGGAGATACTCAAGTTAATAATCAAATTGAAAAAGATGGTTACATAGGAAAATCAACTCAGGCGTACACAAGAATATATCCTCCTATAGCTAAAGCTTTAGAGGATGGTAAAGAAGTAACAATAGAATATATTAATTAAATAAATAAAAAATGGAAATTTTAAAAAAAATGTTTGGTTCAAGAAAATTTTGGTACACAATGGGAGCTATATTTGTTCCTTTTATTGCAGCTAAATTAGGTTTAACCGAAGTAGAAGTTGAAAAAGTTTATTACGCAATTCTTGCTCTTATATTAGGTCAGGGAATAGCTGATATATCTAAGAAATAGTATGGGTATTAAATTAAAAAACCCATTTACAAAATGGATAGGGTCTGCTGTTGCGGACAGCGCCATAAAACCAATTACAGAGTTAGTAAAAGCTGTATTAGAGTTATTTAAAGATAACAAGGGTAAGTGGTCTAGTAAAAGAACTGTATCAGGAGTAGTTGTTTTAGCTGCATCAGCAGATATAACATTACATGGTATAACAACAAATAATTTAATACTAACGGGTATAGGTGTATTACCTTTAATTTTTTCAGTATTTGAAAAAAATCCTGTTTGTAGTAAAGAATGTTGTAAAAAATAGTTATCTTTGCAGGTAACTACTATTCCCTTTCGGGAATATTCGTGTGTTTTCAAGTAGTTTTTTTGGGTTGTGAAAGGGGGGTAGTTCCCCCTTTTGCGTTTTTATAAATATTTTTTTGTATATTTGAAAAAAAAAATATGAAAGAGTATGGTAGAAGATTAAGACTTAGTAAAGAAGAAGAAGAATTAGTCTATCAAAATAGAGCTGAAACTGTTGACAATATCAATGGTAATACAGCATTAGAAATTCATTTAAAGGATAGAGGTATAAATAAAAAGGATGTTGTTAGTGTTAAACACTGGCAATCATCATCAGGAGAATTAAGGTTCTCTATAGTTACTAAAGAAGATGTAGTTGATAAAGAAAGTATATTACCTAAAATCAAAGATTTAATAGAAAACTACTCTCCAAACTACAAAAAATTAAAAAGAAATAAAAAAGATGCTAACGAACATTTGTTAGTAATAAATCCAGCTGATATTCATATAGGTAAATATGCAAATAGCGTTGAAACTGTTGACGGTTATGATATAGACACTGCTGTTGAAAGAGTTATAGAGGGTATAAATGGTATATTATGGAAGGTAGAAAACTTTAATGTAGATAGAATACTTTTTTGTATTGGTAATGATATTCTACATATAGACAATGTTTATGGAACTACAACTAAAGGAACCCCACAAGATACAGATGGTAAATGGTGGGAGCATTTTGAAATTGCTTTAGCTTTATATGTGCAATGTGTGGAGATTTTAAGGGAGGTGGCTCCTGTAGATTGTGTGCATTCAATGAGCAATCATGATTATCAAAGTGGTTTTCATTTAGCTCATGCATTAAAATCTTGGTTTAGAAAATGTGATGATGTTACTGTTGATGCTGAAGTTTCTCATAGAAAATATTATAAGTATGGTAATAGTTTAATTGGATTAGAGCATGGAGATGGAGCTAAAATGGATAAATTACCATTATTAATGGCTAATGAAAAACCAAAAGAATGGTCTGAAACTAAATTTAGGTATTGGTATTTACATCACTTACATCATAAAGTTAAACATAAGTATTTAGATGCTAAAGATTATATAGGAGTTACTATAGAATACTTAAGAAGTCCCTCAGGAACAGATAGTTGGCATAGTAGAAAAGGATTTTGCGGGGTACCTAAAGCTGTTGAAGGTTTTTTACATGAGAAATTTAACGGACAGGTTGCAAGAATTACACATTATTTTTAACAGTTAAACAACCCTTGACTAACCCTTTAGTGAACCCTTATATATAAAGATAAGGATAAATATAAAGATAAAGATAAGGATAAATAACAAAGAAATTTAAAAAAACTTTCTAAATAATTTGGCAGTTCCATTTATTATTCGTATCTTTGTACAAGATTTGAAAGAATAAATAGAATATAAACCTAAAAAACTAACTATGATTAAAACTATTATTACAGGAGGTCAGTATGATGACCCAAGAGAGTACCAAAATGATTCCCCACAATGTAAGAACTGTGGATGTAACCCTAAATATGATGATACAGATGTGTGTTACGAGTGTATTAATGAATTTGATGAAATGGACACAGTAAGTTATTGTTGTGATGCAACTATAAATACAGATATAAATATATGTTATGCCTGTAGAGACCATTCAGAAACAGCACTAGACTTATATTGTAGAGAACATAATTTTAATAAAAAAACATACAGATATGGGTAGAATGAAAGAAGAATTTATGGCAATGAGAGAGCAAGAATTAAATGAGAATATTAACCAAACTAATTATAAAATGAGTAATAACTTAACTAAAACTAAAATGAAAAAAGTTGAAAACAACACTGAGGTAAAAGTTGAAACCAAGAAAGAAGCTTTAAGAAGGCTTTATATTGAAAATGGTTTAACTGAAGAAGATATTTACAAAGACAAAAGAGGATTTGTAATTATTACAAGAACAGGTATAGATAAGATTGTGTCTAAACAAAAGATAACTGTAGCTTATGAAGTTATAAGTATGGATATTGAGAAAGGATATTGTGTATTAAAAGCTGTTGCTTCTATGACTGTAAATGGAGAAGCTAGAAACATGATGTCTTTCGGAGAGTCTGCAGATAACAACTTAATGGGAGGAGGTAAAAAATTCCCTGTAGCTATGGCAGAGAAAAGAGCTATGAGTAGAGTTGTATTAAAGATTGCTGGATTCTACGAGCAAGGAGTGTTCGGTCAAGATGAGATTGTTGACTAATGAATGAGGAGTGGTTTGACGAACTAACTAATGGAGAACCTTTATTATGTTCATCTATACAGATGGGTGTAATAGAGTCTCTGTTAAAAATTAGTCCCATATCAGAACCAGAAAAATCTGAAATACTTTCAGAATTAAATACATACAGTGAAGATGAAGCATTATCTGTTATAAGAATGTTAAAAGAAGATGTAGTTGAAACTGATGTAAGGAAACAATGGAAAAAAATGTTTAACTAAAAAAAACTAAAGATGAAAAAAAATAACTATGATAAGATAAGGAGTTCTAAAAACGAGCTAGAAGCTATACTTAGAATTAGAGGTATATCAAAAAGAAGATTTGGAGTAATAATAAATGTAAAAGGTAGCACTATAGATAAATATATTGACAATCCCTTTTACCTAAGATACTTTCATATGGCTAGATTAGCTACATTCTTAAATATAGATGTTAAAGATATAATAGATATTATAGAATTAGATATACCAAACAAACACAATATAGTGGTTGAAGGAGAAGAAGATTATGATATGGTTGTCGCTTTACCAACACAAAATAGGTAGACATGGAAAGAGATAGAAAAAAAATACAGTTTGTATTTGATTATATATATAAGGAAATGGGTGTAAACGAGCAACAAATTAGAAGTAAGGTAAGAAAGAGAGATATTTTAGATGCAAGAAGATTGTTTTTTTATGTAATGAGAAACTATTTTAAATACAGTTTTGAAAAGGTAGGTAAAATCACACTTCATAGCCACGCAACTGTTTTGCACTCATGTAGAACATTTGATGACTACACTGTTCCTTATCCTAAATTAACCATACTACCATATAAAGATATATGTTTTCAATTAGACTTAATAAAAAATTCTGTAGAGCAGCAGCTTGAGGAACTACAAGAAAAAACAATTATAATTAACAAAAAAATAAACGAATTACTAACAATTAAACAATTACAAAATGGCAGAAGAAAAAAATTACATAGCTAGCAGTATTAAAGCTCATACTACACAGTATGGAACATTAATCAACGCAAATCTTAAAATGGAAGATTTACAAAAGATTGAAAAGAATGGTTGGATTCAGATTACAATAGCTGAAAGAAGAACTCCATCAGAAAAAGGAGCTACTCATTATGCTTTTGAAAACAAGTACGAACCTAACAAAAAAGAAGATTCAAAATCAGAATTTAAAACTTCTGATAGTGGAGACGTGCCGTTCTAAAATGGAGTATTCTAATGATTTTAGATACGATTTAAAATTAGGACAGATAAAAGAGAAGGAACTTGGAGATATACTTAATGATAAATCAATAGAAGTTAAAACAGACCTTAAAGCTGCTGAGACTGGCAGTGTGTTTGTTGAATATGAAAGCCGTGGGAACCCCTCTGGAATTTCTAAGACTGAAGCTGATTACTATTGTTTTGTTGTCTCTAAGGATTCTTTTATCCTTATAAAAACAGAGAAGCTTAAAGAAAAATGTAGAAAGTTTCTTAACACAAACTTAGACCTTAAAGGTGGAGATAACAACACTTCTAAGGGGATATTACTACCATTGTTACAATTATTAATAGATATTTAGAAATAACTACCAAATTATTTGGCAGTCTCGGATTTATTTCGTATCTTTGTATAAGATTTGAAGGGTTAGAGAACCCTTCGTTAACCCTTAAAAACTATAAAAATATATGAATGAAACTAAACAAAGGCTGATTGATGTATTATCAGTTCAATCATCATCAGGTAGAGAGGAAATGATGATAGAGTACATAAAAGATTTTGTAACAAAAAATGTTCCTGAAGCATCAGTAGTAATAAAAAACAATAATGTTTATGTTACTAAGGGAATTTCAGAAAACTATCCTTGTGTGGTTTCTCACACAGACACAGTACACGATATACATAAAGACTTTAGGGTATTTGATAATGATGGTATATTGTTTGCATTTAGTAACGACAAACAAAAACAAGTAGGAGTTGGTGGAGATGATAATGTAGGTGTTTGGATATGCTTAGAGATGTTATTAGACTTAGAGATAGTTAAATGCGCGTTCTTTCATTCAGAAGAAGTTGGATGTGTAGGTAGTAGTCAGGCTGATATGGAATGGTTCAAAGATGTTGGATATGTATTTCAATCAGACAGGAGAGGTCATAATGATTTTGTAAACAACATAGGTGGTAAGGATTTGTTTGGCAAAGATTTTTCAGAAAAGATTACTCCTGTTTTACAGTACCACGAATACAAAGAAACAAAGGGAGTTATGACAGATGTAGAACAATTAGTTGATAACGGTTTAGATGTTTGTGTAGCTAATATGAGTAGTGGATATTACAATCCTCATACAGATAATGAAACTGTAGATTTCTATGATGCAGAAAATTGTCTTAACTTAATATATAATCTTATAGTTCATTTAGGATGTGAGAAATATATTAATACTGAGTTCAACAAAACAACATACGATTTTTCTAATGGAGGTAAAAATTATTGGGGAGGAGGTTATGGAGGAAATTACTATGAGTTTGATAAGTGGGAAGATGAGAACGGTAATGAAGTAGTGTATGAAGATGGAGAGGAGCTGTGTTACTATTGTGGAGACAAAGTTGTAGAATCTATATCAAAGTTAGAAAATTATAGATACTGCAAGGGATGTAAAGCTGAGGTTTATTATGATGAATCAATATATGATATTGACGAAAATCCAACCTTAGACAAAGTAAATAATGTTATTAATACTCACTACTAAAATAAATAATTATGCCTAAAAGATTTACAGATACAGAAAAATGGAAAAAAGGATTTATAAGAAGATTACCTACTAAATATAAGTTACTATGGTTATATATATTAGATGACTGTAATCACGCTGGAGTGTGGGATGTTGATTTAGATGTTGCTGAGATTAGAGTAGGGTCTAAGATAAACAAAAAAGAAGCTATAAAACATTACTCCGAAAACATTAAGATATTTGATAATGGTAATAAATGGTTCATACCTAAATTTATAGATTTTCAGTACGGACAGTTAAACGAAAATGTTAACGCTCATAAGTCAGTTATAAAATTAATAGATAAGTATGACCTATATAGTATAGGAGATGTTGACTTATCAGAGATAAGCGCCTTAGACACAGGAGAACTATCTAAACCACTAATAAAGAAATTCAAAAAACCTACAATAGATGAGGTTAAAGAATATTGTTTGGAGAGAGGTAATAATGTAAACCCTGAAACATTCATAGATTTCTACGAAAGTAATGGATGGAAGGTTGGTAAGAACTCTATGAAAGATTGGAAAGCTTCTTTAAGAACTTGGGAGAATAACTCAACAAACTCTAATAAATCAAGTAAGGTAGAAAACCAAATAGATTCTTGGCAGAAAGCTAGAGATATAGTAAATAATAGTTAATGAAACACAGAAGTAGAATGACTCAAATGGAATTAAATAAACTTACAGATAAATCTTTAGACGCTTATGTGTTGTCTTTAGATGGAGATAAATATAGAGTTTATCCTGAGAATGGAAAGTATTTTGAAAGATATGAGATTAGATTGGTGGTTGGAGATAATATAATTATTAGTGTTGGAGATAAAAATATGTTGGTGTTAGAGGATGATGATAAAAAATTTACTGATAAATTAATAATAAGAAAAGACCAAATAAGATGATAAAAGACATAGATATAAAAGAGTTAGAGTTAATGTGTGTTGATTTAATAAGCAAAACATTGGTTGAGCTAGGACAGTTAAAAGATGAGAAACATATTGTTATACTAGCTAAGTCTTTAGCTTATGATGTTAAGGAAGATTTTAAGAATTTATATTTTGAGGATATAGTTCAAGCTTTTAGACAGGGAGTAAGAGGGACAGATAGTTTTGTGTTGAATGTTCAGAATTATTACAAATGGATAAAAGAACATAGACAATTAATATGGAATGAGTCTAGTAAAGAGCCAGAACGACAAGATAAACGGCTCAAGTATAGAAGTAGGAAGGGAACAGGACTTAATAAAATAGAAAACAAAATAAATTTAATAAAATGACAGAAGAAAAACTTTTAGACGAACTAAACGACTTAATAGACTGCACATTGTGTCCTATGGATTTAATGGACAGTATAGACGAGTATGTTAGAATAAATACTTTAGAAGTATTACATCAAATTAAAAACGGCAATATAAATTTAGAAAAAACAATAGACAATTTAGATTATGACAAAAATTTTGAAGAATTAAAATAATGACCCCAATAAAAATAACTCTTAAGGTAATACCAGACATCAACAGATACACTATACTAAGTAATGGAGATGATAAATCTGCTATATATAAAAGGTATCTAACTATTTTTTATATAAGAGTATCTAGAGTTTATGAAGGTTATGAGACATGGGGAGAGGTAATAAATGAATACGATAAATTAACTAAATAATAAATAAAAATGATTAGCTATATAGGAGGGAAATCAAGGATGAGTAAATGGATATGTGAATACATACCAAACGATATAGAAACTTATGTAGAAGTTTTTGGTGGAGCGTTTTGGGTATATGTTAAGGGAGATATACATGAGAAACCAAACCTAAAAGAAGTTGTCTATAATGATAAGAATAGATTTATGGCTAATCTATTTGAATGTATGAGAAGTCCTGAAGAATTTTCAGATATGCTGGAATTAGTACCATCACAACAGGTAGATACATTTAACATAGCTCAGAACTCATTAAACATGGTTAAAGATTATAATTATCCTTATGAATTAGGAGACAAAGAGATAGCGGGACAATATGCTTATTGTGCAACTCAAGTGTTCAGTGGTAGTAAGATACTAGAAAGTAAATTCATTGACTTAAAAGGGAAGTATGCTAGTAAATACGACGCATTAAGAAGGAGGTTAAAGAAGGATGATGTTATTGAAAAGTTAGAGGGTATAACTCAGGTTGAGAATTTAGATTATACAGATTTAATATTAAAATATGATAGTCTCTCAACATTCTTTTATGTTGACCCACCATATTGGAAAACAGAGGATTATTATTCTAATCATGATTTTGATAGTGATGACCACAATACATTAGTAACACACTTGAAAAGAATAAAAGGTAAGTTTGCTTTATCTTATTACGATTTTGATTTGTTAAGTGAGTGGTTGCCTAAAGATAAATACAGATGGGAAAGTAAAGAATTTAATAAGGCTGCTGGAGCAACTAAGGGAAAGAAACAAAATAAAGGCACAGAATTACTTATTATGAATTATTAATGTATATATTTGCATTATGAAATTTAATAATATAAAAAGATTATTGAGACAACAGATTGAAAATGGGGTTAGAGTTTTATGGACATTTAACGAAGCAGAACCAGAGTTTACAATGATATACAAAAGTTATAATAACAATTTAACTATATACACACCACAACAATTAATTACTTATTTAGATGAAAAAGAAAGAGCACAGTAAATATTACTACGAATTAGACAGAAATATGGATAACAACAAACAAAGTAATACCGCATATATTAATCCTAAAATGTTGTTGAGTAAAAAAGACTTAATGAGCCAATATGGAGGTAAAACACTATCAGGAGGATTACAGAATGATAATAGAGTTCCAGACTACTATAAAGGGAAAAACGGGTATGAAGCAAGAAAAGTTTGTGATAACTTTGATTTAACATATCATCTTGCTACAGCAACTACATACATCTTACGAGCATATCGTAAACATGACACTCCTGTTGATTGTATTAAGAAAGCAATAGCTCATTTAGAATTTGAATTAGAAAAAATTAACCAAAAAAAATAAACTATGACAACAATTTACATTACATTAGCAGTAATTATCTTATGGCTCATTGGAGTTGATGTAAGATATTATCAGATTAACAAGAAAATAAGTATTATGCATAATACAGATAAAAATCTTTTAGAACTTGTTAAGTCTGCTCAACAATTAAAAGATGAAAAAGAAAAAGAAGATAAACCAAAAGTTAAACGAGACAACAAAAAACGGATTATCAAAAAGTCAAAGCGAGTACGAGCTCCAAAAAGCAGTAGTTAAATACCTACAACTACAATATCCCCTAGCTAAATTCTGTGCGAGTTTAGGTGGGATAAGAACGTCCTACACCCAAGCCGTAAAAGCGAAAGCTAGCGGTTATATAAAAGGTTTCCCTGACCTCCAAATCTGCTACCCTACTAGAGAATCATGTGGTCTTTTTTTAGAAATAAAGAAGGATAGAAAGTCTTACGCTTCAAAACATCAACACGAATGGATTGCATACCTAAATGAAGTTGGATATACAGCTAAGGTATGTAAAGGATTTGACGAATGTAAAGAAGCTATTGATAATTATATGCATAAACAGTATGATGGGGGTAGATTATAGAGGAAGGTTATGATGGAGATTATATGTCATATATGTAATAGAGAGTTTGAGTTACTAAAGAATAAAAGTTACTTAGGAGCTCCACTTAACTATAAAAACCCTGAAGAATACGACCCCCTAACAACAGAGATAATAGGATTATGTAGTGTTTGTTATAAGGTAGAGAGAGATAAGATTAAAGATAAGAAAAAAGATAATAATAATGGGGAAGATTAAAAGGAAAGATAGAAAAGATAGGAGAGGTGGAGGATATGCTAAAAGAAAGTTTACATTTGAGCAAGCAGAAGAAATAAGAAACCTTTATAAGACAGGACAATACACTCAAGAATACTTAGCTGATGTTTGTGAAGTCAGTCAACCTATTATAAATCAGATACTTACACACAAAACCTACACCAAAGATTAAAGTCTGTTGAAACTGTCATCCCATTATATAAAAAAATAAAAAAAATTTCCAAACAATTTCCTAAAACCAATTTACATTTGAAACTGTTAGGGGCTTATATATAGCCCTGAAACTGTTAGGGGCTTATATATAGGGATTTTTTGAGATTTTTATTTACTATGCATGCATAGTATTTCCTTATTTAGAATCATTATAAATTAAAAAATAAATGTAAAAAAGTTTTTTTATATAATTTTTTTTACTTATGAGGTTTTTATTTCTTATTTAGAATCATTATAAATTACATATTTTTTAACCTAGTAGAATAAATTAATTTACAAATAATTACAAAATAATTTTGTAGTATGGTTTTATTTTCTACTTTTGTACTATTATTAATTTAAAAACATAAAAAAAATGAAGAATTTAAAAGATTACAAACTAACAAACAGAGCGACAAACGCCGTTTTATATTTGCCCTCTAATCAAGTTCAGGAGTTTATGCGAAGAAACGGAGGCAAACTCCATAAATACAAATTTGAAACTCCAGCACAAAGAAAAGCCGACAAGATAGCCAACATATCAGAAACAATAGCAGTTTCAGCCGTTTTACTAGGCTTTTGCGTCCTTATCTACTCTTTTATTACATATTAATATAAACCCCTTAAAAACTAAAAAAA